ATATATCGTATTAAACAATCAGACTTAACACATCCATTAAATGAAGAAATAGTAAAGACATTTAAAAGTAATGATGAGCTAAGGCATATTGCACTTGAACATGATATAATTGAAATTCAAGAAAGAGATAGTATGGAGTCATACATATCTTACGTAAATACTTATAATTAAATCCACTAACTTAAACCGTAAAAAGAAATGAAAAATGTAATCAAGTACTCAATCAAACTACTATTCGTAATCATACTGCCAGTTGCAGTGTGTGTAACCATAGTAACGCTAATGATCAAAAGTCCTAAGACGGATCTAATAGCAAATGACTTCCCATTATTCTGCATTACAGCAGGAATATTATTACTACTAACTATTGTTAATGCATTGTTCTATGCTACAGTTATGTCAAAGACAAAGCTGGTACCAGACATAGATATAGAGTTTATCCCTGTAATAGGATTTGCTATAGGTTATGAAACCAACAAGATCAGACCGGAGATACTAATACTATTACCGTGTATGGCAATTACAATAAAAGTAAACAAGAAGTTTAATAAATAATAACGCCATCAGTGGCGCACTAACAACACCAGTAATTATATACTATAATAACACTAGTGTTGAGGCTATGACTTTGGTTAAGATAAGTGGTAACCAGGATAGGGTGGTTCTAATCGTAATAGGTTAGGCCACCATATCTTAATTTAATAACACAGCATGAAAAAAAAACTATTATACCTAATGGTATCCCTCTTCATAGGAGGACCAATGTTACAATCTTGTGGATCATCACGTGGTTGTAAGAAAATGAGAAAGTATAGAAAGTATACATTAATCACTAACCCTATAAAACAACAACAATGGCAAAACCAAATTACGTGATAGCAGAAACAGCTGTCAAAGATCTCCTAAGCAATCTTATTAATAAAGATAAGTTAGGTGACAAGAGAAACCTTAAACATGTCTTAGACCTGTTAGCTACTCTTCCAGAGCATTCAATAAGTGCTCTACTATCAATCATTTTAATAAAGGAGGAACATGTGCCTATTAAATTAGGAGATACAGTTAAGCATCAACCATCACCCTATTCATCAATATATGATAAAGATATAATGATTGATAAAGGTCTTATGGATAACCAAGGTTATATCTATGGTACTGTCATAGCAGATGGTTCATGGAATAACAATGATGAGTTTAACCCTTATTATAATACTATGAAGGTTAACTTCTTTGTATGGGAGGATAATGATGTTAGGAATAAAGAGGACAGTATAAAAACCTTTGACTTAACAATCATAGATCCATCTGAACTACCTGAGTTTAATACACAACAGATAGCACTGGAGTTCTTAGATAGTATAGTAGAAGAAGAAAATGATGTACCAAAAGATGATACATTATCAATTTAATACTGAAATTATGTCAAAACTTAGTATGGAGCAACTTAAGTCAGAGATGAAACAATGGTTGCAGTTAAAAAAAGCATTAGATAGAACACCTAGTGGTAAGGTCACAGGCTTTGGTAAGCTTATGTCAGTAAAATATGATTTACAAGACAAAAAGCTTGAAGAAGAAATAGACCATAACATAGCACTGTTACATTTAATGAGCAAGCATGTCACAAAAGAAGAATCAGTATAGGTTTGGAATTGTAACACGTGACATAGTACTTGCTCCGGAACTGTCAATATCAGCTAAGGGATTATATTCTGCCTTAGCATGCTATTCTAATAAAAATAGATCTTGTTTTCCTTCTATATCAACATTGTCCAATGACTTAAACGTTAGTGAAAGAACTATCAATAGGTTGATTAAAGAACTGAAAGATAAAGATTACATAAAAAGAGTAGCCAATAAGCTAATAATTAAGTAACGTTAGCTATATATATGCAGACTCAATTCTGTATTTAAACAAATGTTCTGAAGATTCTATCAGAAAAGCAATTAATTATCATATTTTTGTTAAACTTACTTAACATAATAAAATGATAATACAATTGCCCAATGGTAGAATAATTGAATGTTCAGTTGAACAGTACTTGTCTCTTTCTGATGAAGAAATCAAGGACCTCAACGGTTTAAGTTCAGCATATACCAAAGAAGTGGGTGATCCATTCTACAATAAGTACTCTGTAGCAACAGGTAAGGCAGATGTTCCTCAAGAAGATATTGAGGAAAAAGAGCCAGCACTTGATGAGATAGAAGCTTATGAAAAGCTAGATGACCCGTATTTTCACTCTGATGATGTCTAATACTTAGACACGTCACATTTTATTAATTCACACAAAAAACAATTTATTATGCAAAGTAAAGTAAACATCCAAGCGGATGACATGGGAAATGTTGTACGCCAATCAAACACAAATTCTGAATATGGTCATGTAAGACTAACACAAACTAGAACTACATTTGGTAATGGTGGTTGGGTAAAGAAATCAAACCTAAGCGCATTATTACAAGGTAGACTAGAAGACTTACAAGAAATAGGCTTTGAATCAATGGATTCATTACCTGGTAAAATTATCTTTAAAGAACAGTTAGAGCCATTTAGTACAAATGATCCTGATAGAGATTTAAAGAAAGCAGGTGATACTGGTATCATATGCTGTATTGATGGACAACCTATTTATAGGAAAACATTTTTTGTAGCTGATGTAACAGCTCAAGATGTGTCATTAGCACACAATAATGGTCAAGCCATTAAAGATGCTAATAGTTCTGATACTAAAGCAGACGTAAAAGTAACCGCAACTCCAACTGAAGCATTTGGTATGGATGACGGTGATGAAGATGGTAACATAACTGATGAGGTAACTGATTCAGTTGAAGAAGTAGTAGAAGAAGTTGAAGAAACTTTTGAACTATAACTAAATTTCTAAAGAATGCTTGAGGCTTCCCTATTAGGGAATTAAAGACAGATGGGTCAATGCTGTCACCTCACTCATTTTTATTATTATCAACTTATCACTAAAACCAAAAAACATATGCTATCTTCAGAACAATTACTAACCCTAAAACAACAACAAAGCCAATCTTTATTATCTAAGCAGCTTCAACGCTACCACTATCTAGGTGTGCTAGAAGAATACCAATTGCACCCAACCTCACTAACAAATTCTTTCAGGTATACAAAGTTAAACTCTTATCAGCATTTCTTATTTAAAAGAGTGTTGCATGGACTTAACGTTTATACCAAAGAAGAAGTGGAAAAGCTACACTGGGATAAGAAAAGAAGAATCTCTAAGGTCTGGAAAAGGTCTCAAAGAGAAATTAATGCATGGAAACAAATGATCTGTAACAAAAAAGTTAATGATTATTTTAAAAGAACCTTCAAGGGTCCTACTGTAGAGTTTATACTCTCAATTCCAGCAACTGAAACGTTGGATGATTACCAAAACAAGATGACTTTTAAGGATTTAAACATAGAATATGAAGACGTGATATTATTATTCATGTCTAAAGGGTTATTACCTAAAAACTATTTAACTTTAAAGCCTAATGAAAATCAACAATTGCTTAAGGCATGATTCAACAAAAAAGAAAACTATGTAATAATTGCAATACTGAACAATTTATCTGGAAAAATGATAAAGGAAGCAGGTATTGCAAGAATTGCTGGTATAAATCTAAAGAACCATCTACAAAACCTCTACAGAGAAAACCAATCAACAAGAAGTCAAAGAAAATGCAGGTCATTGATCAAGCTTACACTAAACTTAGAAGAAAGTTTATGGAAGCAAATCCAATGTGTCAAGCAGCTTTGCATTGTTGTTCAGGTGGCTCAACGGATGTGCACCACAAGAAAGGACGTGGTGAATATCACCTAGTGGTAAGTAGCTGGTTATCTGTATGTAGGCTATGCCATACATATATTGAAGAACACCCAACTGAAGCAATTCAGTTAGGACTATCTGAGAAAAGAGGCTAGAAATGGTCTCATAGCTCAACTGGATAGAGCAACAGCCTTCTAAGCTGTAGGTTCCAGGTTCAACTCCTGGTGAGATCACTTTTAAAACAATTTTATGAAACACAAAAATGATAGGCTATTTAAAATGATAGCTTGGACAATAATCTTAACAATAACAATTATACTATGGCATCACATAATCAGGCTAATATTTCCAATAGATCTATAATACAAGCAGAAGCATTGGAGGTTGCAAAAGCAAACAAAAGATGTGGCTTAGGTATATCTATGGGTGTGGGTAAAACCAGAATAGCAATACAGCATTTACAGTATTGTTATAACCCATTAATAGAAGTCTTAGTTGTTATACCAAAACATTCAGTAGCACAGGCGTGGATAGATGAATTAGAAAAGATGAACTTATCAAGTTTAGTTAAACATATAACGTTTACAACTTACTTATCTATCAACAAACATAAACCTACAGAGTATGACGTTCTTTATTTAGATGAATGTCATAGTTTATTAGGAACTCATGAGCCATTCTTAGCAATGTTTACTGGTAGAATATTAGGACTAACTGGTACACCACCTAAAGATCATAAGTCTATCAAAGGACAAATGGTAAATAAGTATTGTCCCATTAAGTATAAATTTACTGTAGATCAAGCAACAGACTCTAATATCTTAAATGATTATAAAATTATAGTTCATCAGTTAGTTTTATCAAAGATACCAGCTTTAAAGAAAAAGAATAAGGCTGGAGGACATTGGTATACTACAGAACAAAAAGATTATAACTATGTAAGTGGTAGAGTTGCAGAAGCTCAAACACCTAAGCAAATGCAATTTGCAGCTATCATGAGAATGAGAGCACTTATGGAATACAATACTAAAGAGTTATATGCTAAGTCATTAGCTAATAGCCTTGGTACTAAATGTATTATATTTGCAAACACACAGAAGCAAGCAGACAAGTTATGTAAGCACAGCTACCATTCTAAAAATCCACAGTCAGAAGATAACCTTGAGTTGTTCTCTGATGGTAGAATAGATAGGTTATCCTGCGTCTTACAACTATCAGAAGGTGTTAGTATCCCTAACCTTAAACAAGGCATTATAATGCATGCTTATGGTAATGAGAGAAAGTCATCACAAAGAATAGGAAGATTGCTTAGACTTAATCCTAGTGAAACAGCTATATGTCACATATTATGTTACATAGGTACGCAAGATGAAGTATGGGTCAGAAATGCACTCAAAGACTTTGAACCAACAAAAATTAAATATCACAACCCATTAAAAAAGTAAACATGGAAACACAAATAATCATATCAATAATAGGAATAACTTCTGCTATAGCAGCATACGTTCTTGGAATTAAGTCAGGTAAGAAAAACATTAAAAGGCAAATCAATCAAATGACTTGCAGAGAGATGCTTAATCATAAATCTGATAAACTTAAAAGAATACTATAATGGGAAGAATGAAAGAATTGTTCATAGAACAACAGGAAGAGTTAGAGTACAGAGGTACTCATGACGCAATGATACATAGTTTATCTAGAAAAGCTATAGAAGAGTATATAACTGAAGGTGATACACCTTGTCCAAATTGTAATACACCCTCATTGTTACGCAATGAAAGTAATGCAAAATGTTTAGAGTGTGCTCAAGAGTTTGTTTATGTTGGAAATGCACTAAGATTTTTATAACATGGAGTATTCAGAAACAATAGACGGCTTAGAAATAGAGATAGAATATCTATATGATGAAGGAGAACCAACAGTTTGGACAGAACCAAATGGTGATCCAGGAACACCTGGTTATCCACCAAGTGTAGAAATATTGACAGTATTTACTTTACTCAAAGATAGAAATAACAATGATGTAATGGTTGATATATTACCAATATGGGACTATGATTTAGAGACATTAGAAGAAGAAATAATAGAAAGAAATCATGGTTGAAAAAATAGTTAAAATAATTAATAACAGAACCTATATATTTATCAGTGGGAAATGGGTTCATGATAGGTCTAGCTTAGAGTTAGATCCACATGACCCAGACTACCGTGATGCATGGGATATAAAAAATCAGAGATGAAAGAAAAGCAAAATAAAAATAGACAGTATAGAAGCAACCAAGGCAGATCTCCAGAACGTCAAAGTAATGCTGAGAGAATTGTAATGTGGGCTATAGTAGGTTTTATATTAGTTGTAACTATTTGTGCAGCAAAAAGTTGTTGATATGAAAGATAATCTATTCATAAAAGCATCAATTAAAGATGGTGAGCTACATTTCCCTATAAAAGCTACAGGAACAAGATTTAAAAAGTTTCTAAGTCAGTTACCTGATGACTCTAAGTTAGAGATATTTATAGGGGTAAGCGGTGACAAAGGTAGTAACCCTCAGCTAGCAAGAATACACGCTATGATAAGAGAAATTGCACAGGAAATAGGATACACGTTTGCAGAAGCAAAAATGGCAGTTAAAAGACAGGCCGGTTTATGTTTTGTTAGAGATAAGCAAGAATATTGCAAATCATTTGGAGACTGTGATAAAGAAGAGTTAAACTTAGTTATACAAGCATGCGTGGAAATTGGAGACTTTAGTAATATGAATTTAAGATAATGTTATTTAACTATACTCATCTTAGCATTCAACTCTCTAATCTTTTCAACACCATCACCACCCGCTTCAATAATCTTAGTTAATTCTTGAAGTTCAGCTTTAGTAACATTAGTTTCAGTTAATTTCTGAAGACCTTGTTCTTTAGCTTTATGTTTAAACAATTGAATAAGAGAAAACAAAGTGTAGATATCAGATTCAAAAATATCTAATTCTATCTGAGGCTCTACTTCATATTCATCTTTATGACCGTAGTAGTGCACAATCTTTTCAAACTTTTTAAAGATGGCAGGCATTTCAGAACCTCTTTCTGGCTTACTAACAATTAATTGGTTACATATTCTTTGTAAACCTATAATAAATGCAGGACTTACTTCAATACCAGTAATGTTTTTAGTAAAGTCATAAGTTTCAGTTTGATGTAATTGTTCGTCAGCCATAATAAATATTTTATAATACAAAGATAGTAATAATATGCAAGATAAAATTAATTTAATCAAAGAAACTCTTAAAGAGGATCTAGAAGTGTCAGGATGGCACAAAATATTAAGCCCTTTCTTAGATAGTGAAGGTTTTGATAATATAACTGATACACTAACAAGGTTAGTAGATCAAGATAGGAGATTTACTCCTAAACTTAAAGATGCTTTTAATGCATTTAAAGAAACAAAATTGTCAGATGTTAAAGTTGTGATAGTTGGACAGGATCCTTATCCACAACTTGGAGTTGCTGATGGAATAGCATTTAGTTGTTCTAATACTGGTAAACCTCAACCATCTCTTAGGTATATAATGAAAGAACTTGGAGATACTAGTGTAAATATTGACTTAAAACGTTGGTGTAAACAAGGTGTCTTACTTATTAATACAGCACAAACATGTGAAGTAAATAAGATTGGATCACATTATGACATATGGAAACCATTCACTGAATATATATTTGAATCTATTAATAAAATTGATAAGGATATCATATTTGTATTGATGGGAAGAAAAGCTGAAGCCTGGCAATTAATTATACCTGGACAGAAAATATTAAAGTGTCCTCATCCAGCAGCTGCAGCATATAATGGTGGCACATGGAAGGCTGATAATATATTTGAAAGAGTAAATGATGAATTAGATAAGCAAGGTAAAACTTGTATAATATGGTAAGATTTGCTATATTTGTAAACCCCAATAACCAACACTAAATGACTAATACTGAACACCTTAAACAGGATGAAGAGATACATGCCTTTAAAACTAAGTTTTATAACAGGTATGGAATATCTCTGCATATTCTAACAAGAGAACAAACAGATTTTAAATTAAGTTTGGATGTTTTGCATAGATGTGTAATAAGTGCTTTACATAAAAATGTACCAGAATTCAAGTACATAAAAAGCTTGCATATTAAGTATAGAAAAAGAGAGTATTTAGTTTATACTCAACTTATGGCTTATATGGCTTTTAATGAAGGGCACGGAAAATCAACTATTGGAAAACATATTAATAGAGATCATGCAACTGTTATATGGTCTATCAAAACAATTGAAAACAACTTTGTGCAAAAAGACAAATTAAGTATTGATGCATACTATAACATTACAAAAGAAATAAGAGAATATGTGGGAAATCTTCCAGAAAATATTAAAGAACAAGTTGACACCAAATCAGGCCTATCTTCTATTTGGAATAAAACAGAAGACAGCAGTACTATCCAAGATAGATCCGCAGTTTGATGAGTTAGTAAACTTAGGCTTTTTGGTTAAGGAGGACAAAGTATATAAACTTACTCCTCAATCAAAAGCTTTTATAGCACACCTAGATAATTATTTTATTAAAGCAAAGAAGAAAACAGATATCCAATTAATGGGTAAAGACTTTGCTGATTCAATAAATATCTATAGAGAAACATTTCCTAATACCAGGTTACCCAGTGGTAAACCTGCAAGAGTTAATGTTAAAATGTTATCAGAATCATTTAGATGGTTCTTTGAAACATATGATTATGAGTGGCAAGATGTAATAAATGCTACTAAGATGTATGTAAATGAGTACAGGGATGCAGAGTACATGTATATGCAAACCAGTCAATACTTCATATGCAAGCAAGATAAACATAGGGTTAAGTCTTCTACCCTAGCTGACTATTGTGATATGATCAGGGACGGCATAGATACTGAAGAAAAAACCTTTAAAGAAAAAGTAGTATGAGCAAACCAAAAGAAGCATGGGTGGGGCAATACGCTGCATTCAATGAAGCACTTAAATATATGCATGCCAGACAGAATGGACAAGAGAAATCTATCTATACTCCATGGCCTAAATTTAATGATGCTGCTACTGATGGTTTAGAATGGAATACATTAACTGTTATTGGTGGAAGACCTGGTTCAGGTAAAACATTAATAAAAGATCAAATTATTAGGGAATCATTTGCTTTGAATCCTAATGATGACTTTAGAGTATTAGAATTTCAATTTGAGATGGTTGGTAGAACATCAGCTATTAGAGAATTTAGTTCATTTACTGGAAAGACATATAAAGAGTTATGTAGTGCAGGTAGTGTTTTACAACCTGATGTACTTAACACATGTCATCAGTATGCTAAAGAAAGAGTTAAGAATCCTGTAGATATTATTAGTACTCCATTAACAGTAAATCAAATGCGTGAGCAAATTGATGTATATATGAATATGCATAAAGGTAAAAAAACTATGATCACTTTAGATCATACTATGCTTGTAAAGAGGGCACCTTATCAAAACAACACATTAGATATGATGTTTGAACTAGGTGAGTTCTTTACTCAATGTAAAAGAGACTATCCTTGTTTGTTTATTGCACTGTCACAGCTTAATAGAAATATTGATAGCCCAGATAGAGCAATAGATGGTAAGTATGGTAACTATATACTTGAATCAGATATATTTGGTTCAGATGCAATGTTACAACATGCAGATATGCTTATAGGTATCAACAGGCCAGCTAAACAAAAGATTAGGTTCTATGGACCTGATAGGTATATTATAGAAAGTGACAGGACATTAGTATTACACTTTCTAAAAGCTAGAAATGGTGATGCTAGAATGAGTTTCTTTAAAGCAAAGTTTGAACAAATGATGATAGAAGAAATGGCAACACCTGGTCAACAGGAAAGACGTTAACAATAATAATTAAAACTATGGCAATAACAACTGCAGAGCGCAAGCAAAGAGTCTCTACTTTAAAAGAGGAGCATGAAGATTACTTTCAAACAGAAGGTAAGCTGAAAGCATTATACATTCCTAAGATGGCATACAGGCCTTCTGGTAAGGATGAACTACATGTTAGTTTCTTTCCCAGTGAAATGGAAAAAGAAGAAGATATATATACAGAGTTTGTATCTATAGATTATGTTTCTGAAGATCCTAAAAGAACATTGTATCTATTACCTTACAATCCGCACTGGAAATCAGAATATGAACTTATTACCTCAAATTCAGGGTTTCAAAGACATATGATACCGGTTAGTGAGTTGAAAGTTATTAATGATGTTACAGATAGAAATAAAGACAAGCTATCTACTGCAGGAATGATGGATAACGCTACTACAGCTAAAATGGTGGGCAAAGTTACTGATTTATTTAGTTTAAATAATCCAGATGAAACACCTTCTTCAGCACTTGTAGATAAACTAGAAGAAATAAATCAAACACTAATAACATTAACCAAAGTAATACTTAAATATAGATAACTAAACATGGCACAAAGTGTATTAATCATTGCAGACTCAGGAACTGGTAAGTCAACAGCAATTAGAGATTTAAATCCAGATGAAACATTTATTATAAATATAGCTAATAAACCTTTACCCTTTAAAGGTTGGAAAAAGAATTACACATTGATCAGTAAGGACAATCCAAAAGGTAACCTGGCTTCAGCATCATCTGCAGCAGGTATTATGAAAGCAATAAATCACGTAGATCAAAAATGTCCAACCATCAAGACTTTAGTTGTAGATGATTGGCAGTATATGAGTTCTTTTGAATATTTTGATAGAGCCAATGAGAAAGGTTATGACAAGTTTACTCAAATTGCTGCTAACTTAGCATTAGTTGCTAAAGCACCAAAAGATTTGAGAGATGACTTAACAGTAATCTTCTTAACTCACTCAGAAGATTCAACTGATATCAATGGAAATAGAAAAATTAAAGCTAAGACTATAGGTAAGATGATAGATAATACTTTAACTTTGGAAGGCCTGTTTTCAATTGTATTATTTGGTAAAGTAAATAAAAATGATGATGGTGAACTTAGTTATGGTTTTGAGACTCAAAACAATGGTGAGAACACATGTAAATCACCACAAGGTATGTTTGAAGATTTCTTCATCCCAAACAACCTGCAGTATGTAAAAGACTGCATTAAAAAATATGAAGAATAATTAATAAACCATTAAAAAACAAAAATTATGTTAAACACTAGCGGAATGTCAGCCGGAAGCGGCAAAGAGAAACCAGTAATTGGTCCAGGAAATCATGTAGTAAAAATTAATTCTATTACATTTGATGTAACACCATATGATATGGATGCATTCAACATTATGTTGCATGTAGAAAGTGAACCAGTTGAAGGTGAATTTCAAGGATTTCTATTAGATGCTAATAATCCAAATAGTCCACGTTATGCAGGTCAGGTAGGTAGAGTAAGATTCTCTCCATACCCATATAAAGATGCAACATTAGCAAGTGGTGCAGAGATCAGTAGAGATACTGAAGTAATGAAAGCTATGATATTTTTATCAGAGCAAATTGGTAAGAGAACTGAATTAGATGCTATTCAAGCAAACACTATTGAAGACTTTATGGTTAAGTGTAATACAGTGTTATCTAATACAGGATTTATAAATGTATGTCTAGGTTCACGTGAGTGGGAAAACAAAGAAGGTTACATTAATAATGATTTATTCTTACCTAAGATGAGTAAAGCCGGTATTCCTTTAGAAGCTTTGGAAACAGAGAATTCTAGATTGATTACTTATAATACAGGTGATAAAACTCATTACAGACCTACAGTTAAAACAGCTGCAGTAGAAACAAATAATTTTGAACCAGCTAAGACAGCAGGTGATGATTTTGATTTGTAATTGATTAAGTAATGATAGGGGTGGTTTGCATGTGTTGAAGCTTGTCTTTTTATGGGCACAGCACCACCCCTTGATTTACATTAATACATTTAAATTATGTTCAGTACTAAAAATTTAGTTCTAGAGGAACAAGATATACCCAGTTATTGGGTATTTCAGTATTACTTAAACTTGACAGAAAAACTAACTGGTCAGGATATAAAACTAACTTCTGTATTTAATCCTAATGAGAAAACACCAAGTTTTTGTATTTATGTAGATAAAAAGATTAATCAATATAAATTTAAAGACTTCTCTACAGGTAAAAATGGTAATAAAGTTGATTTAGTAAAGCTTATGTTTAATCTTGAATACCCGGCTGCCGCTATGAGAATTGTAAAAGATTACAATTTACATGTTAAGACAGAAGGATTTGAAGAAATAAATTTTAAGCCAGAAGCTAAGTGGGAAGTAGACTTTGTAAAAACTAGGCCATGGAATGTAGATGATAGCAAGTTTTGGTTATCATTTAGGATTGGTATGTCTATACTAACGGAGTATAACATTAAACCTATAGAGTATTACAATTTGATTAAATCTGATGCTGATCAAGTTAAAGCATTGAAGATAGAAGGAAATTCCCTTTATGGTTACTTTGATAAGGAAGATGAGGTATATAAAGTATATCAACCTAAAAGTAGCAAACATAAATTCCATAAAGTAAAGTCCCATCTTCAAGGTTATGATCAATTAAAGTTTAATCAACCTTATTTAGTAATATGTTCATCACTAAAGGATGCATTATGTTTGAAAGAAATAGGTTATAACATAGAAGTTGTAGCACCTGATTCAGAAAACACTATGATTAAACCATATGTGATAGAACATTTAAAAAAGAAGTACAAAAAAATAATAACCCTTTTTGATAATGATGAGGCTGGCCTCAAGGCTGTTAAGAGATATGCTGATGCATATAAAATTAATGGATTTGTGCCAACTATATGTAAAGACATATCAGATGCTATGAAGTTACATGGTTTTGATAAGGTTCATGCAATGCTAAAACCTTTATTAAAAGAAACTTTAAATAAATAAAATGGAATTACACCAAGTACCCAACAATAGTAGAATAAAAATAGTTACCAAAGATAAGGTACCGCCCGGAGCTCCTCCCGTTGAAGCAGGAGAAGAACTTAACTTTAGATCTATAGATGGAATGTATAGTTACTGCACCAGAGATGATGGTGAAGTAGTACATTTAGCAGCATGGACTGATGTAGAAATAATTGAAGATTATGTCAAATAAAAAATGGTTTATACCAGGATCAGTACCAAGTAGTAAGAATGGCCGTAGATGGACAGGTAAATACTTTATAGCTAGTAAAGCTGTAATGAACTATAGAAAGATTGCTAAAGATTATTATGCAAAATATGCAGATGATTTTAAAGCTGAG